ACAATATGTTCATCGACTATTATTACTTCTTTGTCCCGAATCGTCTCGTCTGGGACAACTTCGAGAAATTCATGGGAGCCCAAACCGATCCAGGTGATTCGGTCGATTATCTCTTACCATCAAGCATTCCAGATGCTTCCTTCCGAAGTTCGTAAGAAATTCGAAAACGATCCAGCTAAACTGGTCGCATTCGTCCATGACGAAAAAAACTACGACGAAGGAGTCAAACTAGGACTCTTCAAACCCAAACCAACCCAAACCCAACCAATCTCAACAAAACCCAACGAACCAAACGAACAAACCCAACCCAAACCTAAATCAAACCCTTCAGCAAAATCCGAGTCCTAATCTTCCATGCGCCGTAAGGCGCATCGTTAACTCTTAACCTCTTATACGGGTTTAGCGGCCTAAAGCCGCTTTACCCGTACACGCGCGCCAAGCCATCAACGTATTTCGTTGAGGCGCCACCGCAAAGCGCGTCCCTGAAGGGAGCTCGAGGGATATTTCCCTCGACAATAAAATCAAAAATAAAAAATCAAGTGAAACTTGACAAACTAGCCTTCAATCTCTGATTGAAGGAACCGAAAACAGAGCAGCGATGCTCTTCAACCAAAGGAGGATCCAATGATCCGACAAATCTACTCCGTCCGTGATGCGCAGGCCGCAATCTACGGACCACCCGTATTAGCTCTCACCGACGGTGAGGCGATCCGCAGCTTCCAGACTGCGGCTAACAATCCCCAATCGGCGATCGGTCAACACCCGGCCGATTACGACCTTTTCCATCTTGGAACGTTCGATGACGAGACAGGAAAATATCAAAGTCTTGAGGCGCCTAAGCGTCTCATCAAAGCGTTAGATCTTAAGTCCTAACACGAGTGGGCATAATTCCATTCCCTTGTTGTAATTATGCCCACTGACAGCGAAGCTGTCTAAACCAACCAACCAGGAGCTTTCTGTGCGAAGAAAATCTCTATCGAAAAATACTTCAAAGCGTGTCTTTAAAAAAGGCACAGGCGTGAAGGCACTCAACAAATTAAACCCTAGAAATTTCCGCGGCGGAATTCGCCTCGACTAACAGAACATAACGAAAACTTATCGGGGCCCCCTGGGCCCAAAAAAGGACCGTACAGTGCGATGTACAGCCCCTAGGACCGTCGGCTTTCAGCCGGATGGCCGAACTCTATCTTGGTCCCCTAAGACCAGTAGCAAAGAATTTGCTACCTTTCAACTCCCTTGTGGGAAGTGTCTCGAGTGTAGACTCGAGTACGCCCGTCAATGGGCTGTGAGATGTATTCACGAAGCCCAGATGTACGAGCAAAATTGCTTTATCACCTTGACTTATTCCGACGAAAACCTTCCCGGTCCCAAACTCCAATACTCTGACTTTCAAAAATTTATGAAACGATTACGTTTCGCTTATCCAAACAACAAAATCGGTTGTTTTGTAACAGGAGAATACGGTGACAAAAACAAAAGACCCCACTGGCACGCCATCATCTTCAACTGGACGCCCACCGATCCTATATTTAAGTATACCTCTGAATCGGGAGATACAGTCTATTCTTCAGAAACACTTGCCAAATTATGGGGCAAGGGAATTTCCGAATATGGATCAGTCACATTCAATTCTGCAGGCTATTGCGCACGTTATGCTGCAAAAAAACTCTGCCACGGCCATGATGGTCACGATTTCGAACCTATCTCAAAAAAATCATCTAAACACGCCATCGGGAAACGATGGCTAGAGAAATTCTGGCCTGACGCTTTTTCTTACGGATACATAATCCTTCCCGATCAGAAAGGACGGTGCTCAATCCCGCGTTACTACGAAAAATGGCTCAAGAAAGAAAAGCCAGACGCGTGGAACCTTTATGTTACACACACAAAACAAATGCAGATCGAAAAAGCCGCGCTTCGCGCGGAGATCGAATCTCAACAATATCAATTGTCGAATCACGAAAGACGAAAAAATTTCCGAGAATCACTCCGCACCCGTACCGAAGCCCGAGCTCTAATTTTACGAGAAAAATTTAAAAAACTACAGGAGTATCAAAAATGCTAGGCAATCGCCTTTCTCAATCCAATTTCTCTCAGGCGCCTTCAGTTCATATGGCGCGATCGACATTCGACCGGTCTTTTGCAATCAAAGACACATTCGATTTCGATTACCTCGTCCCGATCTTTGTCGACGAAGTGTATCCGGGAGACACGATCAAATTAAAAACAAATACCTTCGGTCGACTTGCAACTCCTAAAGTCCCAATCATGGACAATATGTTCATCGACTATTATTACTTCTTTGTCCCGAATCGTCTCGTCTGGGACAACTTCGAGAAATTCATGGGAGCCCAAACCGATCCAGGTGATTCGGTCGATTATCTCTTACCATC